TATTGATGACGCTGATGTTGCTGGTGATTACATAAGTAATTGCAAGGGAGCTTCTGCTATTGACACTCCATCGACTGGTTTAGCAGAATTAGAGATTGCAAGACCTTTTGTTAGAGACGGTAAAGACAACTAAAACCTGTTAGGGGAGTAAAAACCCCTAACTTAATTAAAAAAATATGACAAAAAGAGAGTTAAAAAAAGGCGAAACTATAGTTAGTAAAGATAAGGCGGAATTTATCAATGAAAGCGGGTGGAATGTAGCGTTTTTTGAAAAATCAATAAAAACAAAGAATAATAACGAAATTGTAAAAGAATATATATCTATTTATAATTATAATGATAAATATACAAAATTAATAAGACCTACAGGAGAACAAAAATTTACTAATAAATTAGGAGATAGTTTTTTTATAGAAGATAAAAAAAGATTTCCAAAGGCTTATCAAGTTTTTATTGATTTACGAAACTTTTTAAATAAAAAATAATGACACTTTTAAGTATCGCGCAAGAAATACTGCAACAGACTAAGTCTGCGACAGTGCCAACAACAATTATAGGTAACAACCAAACAGTTGCTGTTCAAGTCTTGGAGGTGCTTAAAAGATCAATAATCAACCTTGCTAGATCTTATTACTGGCAAGAGTTGTTAAAAGAATACAGTTTTAATGCGGTTGCATCTCAAAATAATTATAACTTACCTAGTGATTTTGACAGGATAGTAAATAATTCTTTTTGGAATACAACTGCCAAGCGAGAAATGATTGGATCTACCACTCCTCAAGATTGGAGGGAGTTGGTAAATAGTACAGTAGGATCTGGGGCAGTTTTAGAGTATTACAGGGTCAGAAGTAATGAAATCTTAATATACCCTACGCCAACCTCAACAAATGGGTATGTCTTTGAATATGTAAGCAATAATCTAGTAAAAAGTAGTGGAGGAGCTGCTCAAACTAGCTGGCTTGCTGATACAGATATTTCTGTAATAGATGAATATATATTAAAGTTAGATGCAACTTGGAACTTGTTAAAAGTGCAAGGCAGACCATACGCAGAAGATCAAAGAACAGCTAATTTAGCACTAGCTGAAAGAATGTCTATTAATGCAGGAAGGCAAACCGTCAGACACAAAGCAACAAGATTAAGAAATGGTAAAATTGGTTATCCAGAAATTATAACAATTTAATGGTATTAGAAATATTAAGACAATATCCAGGATTACAACAAGAACGAGTAGGGCAGGCATTAAGAACTAATGTTGCCGCACCAACTGGTGGTCTTAATAGTAGAGATTCTTTATCGCAAATGGAAGCTACAGACGCTCCAGAGATGAGAAATTGGTTTCCTTCACAAGGTAAATTAGTAACAAGAAAAGGATATTCAGAATACGCAACAGGATTAAATGGTAATGTAGAAACTTTAGCAGAATTAAGAGATGGTACAATTAAAAAATTTATTTGTGCAAATTCAGATGAAATAAACGATGTCACAAACCCCTCCTCAATAACCAACTTAGGATCAGGATTTGCAAATGCCAGATGGCAAACAGTAAGCATGAATGGCAATTTATTATTATTTAATGGAGTGAACACTCCTCAAGTATATAATGGCACAAGTTTAAGCAATTCAACTATAAACGGTACAGGATTAACAGCAACAGAATTGGACGGTTGCAATGTTCATAAAAATAGGCTTTACACTTGGTCAACTGATGATTCTTGTTTTTTTTACGGAGCAACAAACGCAATACAAGGATCTTTTACTAAATTTGATCTTGCTGGTATAGCTCCTTATGGGGGTAATTTAATTGCTATGGCAACTTGGAATCACGATGGAGGAGACGGAGTTGATGACTATGCTTTATTTATCATGTCTAGTGGCACTGCTATATTATATGATGGATCTGACCCTTCTGATGCTAACAACTGGAATTTAATAGGTATATATAAAATAGGATCTCCATTGAGTGTTAGATCAGTTGTAAAAGTAGGTGGAGATGTTGCAATAATGACAAGCCCAGACTTTGTATTCTTTTCAGAAGTATTTAAGAATGGTGGGGCAGTAACTTCTCAAACTAAGTTATCAGGTGTAGCTTTAGACTCTGCTAATTTTTATTCTTCTAATTATGGTTGGGAGGTTGTTTTATATGCAAAGGCTTCAATAGGTGGTTGGTTGTTTTTCAATGTACCAGTTGCGACTAATTCAACTTACAAGCAATATGGTCTAAATACAATTACAGGAGCAGGATTTGAGTTTTCAAATATGAATGCAAGAACTTGGGGATTGTACAATAGTAGTTTGTATTTTGGAGAAGATGGATCTATAATGAAAGCAGATGATGGTTTAAGTGATAATGGCAATAATATCCCTTGCACAGTGCAGGCGGCTTATTCTGATTTAGGTTCACCACAAGAAAAAGTAGTGAATGAATTTAGAAATATAATTAATGTTGATGGTAATGTTGTTTTAAACACATCTATTAGTTTTGATTATGGAGCAAGAGCAGTAACTCAAGATGTAAGCAGTGTTTCCTCTGGCGTTCCTTGGGGGTCTCCTTGGGGGTCTCCTTGGTCTCCTGTAAGTGCAATTAGGAACGAATTAGTTGTAACTTCTGGTGAAGGTGTAGCTTTAGGTATGAAAATTTTTGTTGCCTTAAATGGTCAACAGCTTAGTTGGTACAGAACTGACTACAGCGTAACAGTTAATAATATTTTATAATGGGAATTGGTAGTAGTTTTAAAAAAACATTTAGAAAAACTATAGGAAGCAGTCTCGGCGGTGCTTTAGGCATTGATTCAAGCTACACAAGAGACAGGATGGCTAGTATGGGCAGACCAAACTCAACTCCAGAACAAATAGCGACAGCTAATTTATTTAGAAACTTATCACCAGAACAGCAAAAAGATTTATTATTAAATAATCCTAATATCGAAGGTCCTGGAGGAAGACAAATCTACGACCCCTTAACAAATACTGTAAGAATCGAAGAATCAGAATTTCAAGCAGGACAAAGAGGAAGGCAAGAAAGTTTGGCAAGAAGTTTATCAGAACAATTACAAGGTGTAGAATTATCTGATACAGATCCTGAGGCAAGATTTGAACAAGGCAGGCAACTACTAGAGCCAGCTTTTACAGAACAAAGAGAGCAACTAGAGCAATCTTTGGCAGATAGAGGCTTACCATCAGGCAGTGAGGCATACGCAAGAGAATTGAACAGATTAGAATCTTCACAAGGTAGGCAGTTGCAACAACTATCTTTTGAATCAGTACAGACAGCAGAGGCTCAAAGATCAGCGAGGTTTAACGAATTAGCATCCTTACTTGGTAATGCTCAAGTGGGTGGAGTAGGTTTTGAACAATTTCAATCTAATTTTAGTGGGTTAGATTTATTTGGAGCAGAACAAGCTGGATTAAATAGAGCTTTTCAAGGCGAACAATTGAGAAAGCAAAGAAGTGCAGACAAAAGAAATGCAATGATTGGTGCTTTAGGAAAGATGGGAAGTGCTGGTATAGGAACTTTATAAAATAAAAAAGAATATGGCGATAAATAGAAAACTACTAGAGCAAGAATTAAAAAGAGCAGGACAAATAACGCAATCTGCAGTAAGTGGAAAAGGTTTTGATCCTCGAGGCGGTTATGGAGTATTAGCTGCACAATTAGGAACTGCTGCAATAGGTGCTTTTGCTGAAAAGAAAGCTAGAGATAAACTAATGCAACAAGAGGAATTGAGAAAGCAGAAGATGGGGGCAATGCTAGAAAGTCAAGGCTTATCTCCTGATTTAGCTGGCTTAATGTCTCCTGCAACTCAAGATGCTTTTGTTAAACAAATTGTTAAATCTAAACTAACTACACCTGCCGCACCAAAATATGATATAAGAGAGGGCGAAGGGGGTTTTGTAAGGATTGATCCACAAACTGGAGTAGCAGAACCAATAAAGACTGCACAAGGCGAACCATTAAGAAGTAAGGTAAAGGAGGGTAAAGCTAAAGATTTAGAATTATCAGAAGGGCAAAAAGCAGCCGACAAAGAGTTTGCAAAAGAATATGTGGATTTTAGAGCAAAAGGAGGGTATGCAGACGTTAAAAAACAAATGTTACAATTAAGAGGAGTAAGCGATGACCTTTTAAATAGTAAGAAAAATTTAACGGGTCCTGGATTCGGTTTTGTACCAGATAAAATATTAGCATTTACAAACCCAGATGCATTATCTACAAAACAAAGAGTTGAAGAAGTTGTTCAAAGAAATTTAAGATTAATTCTTGGTGCGCAATTCACAGAAAAAGAGGGGGAGAGATTAATATCTAGGGCTTATGATGAAAGATTACCCGAAAAAGAAAATGCTAAAAGAGTAAACTCTTTAATTGAACAGATGGATAAGGCAGCAAGATCAAAAGAAAGTGCTTCAAGATACTTTGAAGAAAAAGGAACTTTAAAAGGTTGGAAAGGTAAAAAGTATACTTTATCTGATTTTAATAAAAAATTAGGTATAAAAGAAGAAAAGAAATTAGAAGGAACTTCTAAAGAGGATAGTAATATAATTGATTTTAATAATTTATAATGCCTGATATAAGATTGCCAGATGGAAGAATAATTAAAAATGTGCCAGAAGGTACTACCAAAGAGCAGTTGACACAAAAATTGATTAATAGAGGGTTGCTAAGTGGTCAAGAAGATTTTATTCAAAAAGATAAATCTTTACTCTCTAAAATAGGAACTGCGACAGTAGAGGGGTTAGCAGGATTTACTGAAGGATTAGGCAGGGCGGCAGTAGGTGCAACACAACTAGGAGCTGAACTATTAGGACAAGAAGAATTTGCAGGAAAGATAGGGCAACAAGTAGCTAAAGAAAAAGAATTAGAAAAAGATGATCCAACAGCAAGAAAGGTAGGGCGTTTTATAGGAGGTATTGCACCAGCTTTACCAGTAGGTGCGGGCATGGGATTAATAAGAGGAGGTATAGCAGGAGGTGCAGCAGCAGAACTTATAGAACCAACAGAAAAAGGAACAGCAAAAGAAAGAGTGGAGCAAGTAGCATTAGGTGCAGGGTTGGGCGGTCTAACTGGTGGAGCTTTACTTGGTGCAGGCAAAACAATAAAAGGCACTGCAGGATTAGTAAAAAGGCAATTTGTAGCAACCAAGCCAGAAGATATACTTGCAAAAGGCATAAGACCAGAAGATGCTCAACCAATATTAGATAAATTACAAGAAGGTAAAATTTCAGTTATTCCAGATGTAGCAGGAGACGAAGTAAGAGGATTGACAAGAAGTATTGCAAAATTACCACAAGCAAAAGATGTAGTTACTGATGCACTAGAACAAAGAAGTTTTGGGGCAGTAAAAAGGGTTAGCGAACAACTGTCAAAAGATATATCCCCAGTAGGGGCTTATTTTGGCAATATAGATGATTTAGCAAAAGCAAGAAGCGAAGTTGCAGCACCTTTATATGAAAAAGCCTTTAAACAAAATACAACTTTAGATATAAATAAAAATAGGGAACTATTTAATAAAATAGCTCCAGATATCGCTGATGCTAAGAATAAATTTAGATTATCAAGTAATATAAGTGATAATTCAATAGTGATGCTTGATGCCGCCAAAAAGTCTTTAGATGACAAGATAGGAAAAGCAATCACACAAAGAAAAAGGCAAGAAGCAAGTATATTACAAGGAATTAAAAAAGAGTTAGTAAGCAAACTTGACCAACTCAATCCAGATTATAAAAAAGCTAGACAAGTATTCAGTGATTTTGCTTCAATCCAAAATGCACAAGAGCAAGGGTTAGAAATAGTAAAAAAAGGAATAACCGCCGAACAAGTCAAAAAGATGATAAAAGAAATGAGTGTTGCAGAGAAAGACGCTTTTAGAATTGGGCTTAGAGAGGGGTTAGATAGAGTGGTTAGAAATACTTCAATAGGCAATGATCCTGCTAAAAAGATATTTAATGATTTAAGTATTGTAGATAAAATAAAAGCCGCTTTAGGAGATGGAAAGAAATTTACAGATTTTAAAAAGAGAATGCAAGAAGAGATAGCGGCGGCTGATACTAGATTTAAAGTATTAGGAGGCAGTAGATCAGATTTTAATTTATCTCAAGACGATGTATTAGATAAAATAGTAAGTGGTGCAGAGGTTGCAAGAGGAGGTAAAACTGAATTGCTAAGAGTAACTGTAAATGCTTTAAGAAACAGAGCTGCAGGACTTAATAAAAAAAATGCAAAGCAAGTTGCCGAAATATTGGTAAACAGAGAAAAGGGAATTGAAGCATTGCAAAATATAATAAATAAAGAACAAAGCAAAACACAACAAAGAATATTAAAAGATTTTGTAAGGTCTTTAAGACCAGAGGTGTTAGGATCTCAAGCTTTACAAAATGATTAACAATAAATTATAAAGTTATGCCAAAAGGATTATACGCAAACATACACGCAAAAAAGAAAAGAATAAAAGCTGGTAGCGGTGAAACTATGAGAAAAAAGGGTGTTAAAGGTGCACCAACAGCGAAAGCATTTAAACAAGCTAAAAGAACAGCTAAGCCATACAAAAAGAAATGAGAAAGAAATCAGTTAATTTGTCAGTAGGAAGAGGCGAAAAATCTAAGAAAGGAGGATTGACAGCCAAAGGTAGAGCTAAATATAATAAAGCAACTGGAAGCAATTTAAAAGCACCTGTTACTGCTAAGCAAGCAAGCAAAAGTAAAACAGCAGCTGGAAGAAGAAAGTCTTTTTGTGCCAGAATGTCAGGAATGAAAGGAGCAACTTCTAAAAATGGAAAACTAACTAGAAAAGGATTAGCTTTAAAAAGGTGGGATTGTAATTGACTTTTAAACTAATTTTACATAACCTAGAAAATAAATTATAAAATTATGCCAAGAAACGGATCAGGAACATTTAATAGAATTTACAACTGGACAACAGATGCAGCAAATGGAATTGACATCGAAGCATCAAGAATGGACGGAGAATTTGACGGACTTGCAACAGGTTTATCAAACTCAATAGCAAAAGACGGTCAAACAACAATCACAGCTAACATACCTTTTAATAGTAAGAAAATAACAACATTAGCTAACGGTTCAGCAAGGACTGATTCAATTGCTTTAGGTCAAGTGCAAGATAACTCATTTGGAACTTTAGGAACTCTCGGAGGTTCAGCGGACACCTACACAGCAACGCCATTACCTGCTATCACAGCCTACGCTACAGGATCAGAATTTAACCTAAAAGTTAATGTAGATAATACAGGAGCATCAACTTTAAATGTTAGTGCGGTAGCAGCTAAAAACATTAAAAAATATGATGGAGCAGGTTCTAAGATAGACTTAGAAGCAGGAGATTTACAGCAAGATCAATATTATAAAGTTATTTATGATGGAACTGATTTTGTTTTAATAGGTAAGAATCCAGTAACAACATCAACAACATCAACAGCTGGTCAATCATTATTACCAAATTCAATAACAATTTCAAATGGTACAGATGCAGATCATGATATTGATTTTACGGCTGGTAATTTTAATTTTGACGATGGTTCAGGTCAAGCGGTAGCAACAGCATTAACAAAGCAGATTGATGCGGCTTGGGTAGCAGGAGATAATGCGGGGGGTTTATTTACTGGCTCAGTTGCGGCGGATACATTTTACTATTGCTTTGTTATTAAAAATTTAAGCACTGGAGTTATAGATGCAGGATTTGATCCTAGTTATTCAAGTCCCACACTTCCTAGCGGATATACTAAAAAAGCTTATAGAGGAGCGATACTTACTGATGGATCAGGAAATATTAAAAATGGTAGCTACACTTTTTTTAATGGCGGTTACAGGTTTATATATAGCACAGCTGTACTAAATTACTCAGCGATAACTCCTGCATATAATACTTATAATATTACTTGTCCACCATTTTCTTTAGCTCTCATTGATGGAGATTTAGCTAATAGCTCAACAGCTTCTTATACAAAATTTCAGGTAGGTTCTACAATAGAAGGTGACGGTATTTTTTCTGGAGTTATATCAAACACAGTAGCATCAAGAAGCGCTATAACACCACCTTTTCCAATAAAGGTAGATTCTAATTCACAAATAAAATTTGGATATGTTGACGGAATACAATGCTCTTACTCCCTTTATATTAACGGTTGGATCGAATATTTATAATTATGATATATTTAAAAAACAAACAAACAAATGAAATTAAAACTTTTGAAGTAGGTAATTATCTACAATTAAGTAAAAACATTAGAGATCAATATGTTGAGGCAACTCAAAAAGAAATTGATACTTATTTATTGCAAGAAGCTAAAAATAGTAAAACAACAGAAATACAAACAGCTAAAGAAATAGATTTATATTTAAATGTTAGCTATAACAATAAAGATTTTATATCTAGCGAAAAAGCAGTAAGTAATATGACTGGAGCAATAATATTAGATCAAGATAGTTATAGTTGGTTAGACGCTTATGGTAATTCAGTTACAATGACAGTAAATGATTTAAGAAGCCTTGTAGGTATAATTGCAACACAAAGAAGTTTAGTGTATAACAAAGAAGCTACTAAAATAAAAGAAATAAATGACGCACAGACAATAGAAGAAGTCAATCTAATAGATTGGAATTTGTCTTTTGCTACTAGCCCTGGCTTTGTTAGTGGTGTAATAGATTCGTAATAATTTGGTTAAATTTGAATAAATAAGGATGAGTACATATAAAAAAGTTATAGACAGTGCAGAATCTGGAGCAGAGTTTTTATTTAACAGTAATAAAAATGAAAAATTAAAATTTAAAATAGTTGGTACTCCGTCTTCTAATATAAAATTATTTATTCAAGATACTAACACGGTTGATAAAGACCCAACTATGAGAATAAAAGCAATGTGTTCAAATTGGAATGGTGCATCTGTTGCTATACAATTTAAAACAAATCACTTAGACGATGATTACAGTAATACTGGCGATGTCTTTACTAAAGATGAAGTAGCAACAATATTATTTTAAAATGGGAATATTAAGCAAAGGAATTACAGAATCGCAATTATCAGCACAGATTTTAATAAGTGGTGAGGTAGAATATTTTTCTCAATTACCCCCTGCTATAAATAGCACAAACGATATTTATATTGTTTTAAAAGATTCTGGAGTTGCTTTTATTAATAAAAAACACGCAGGGGTCTATTATAGCGATGGGTCAAGCTGGTTAAGGTTAGGAGATTTAACAAATATGTTAAAGTCAACTGATGTAATTAATGATTTAGTTTCAACTAACATAGACAAACCACTATCAGCAAATCAAGGTAAATTATTGCAAGATACAAAATTAGCAGATGTAATAGAAGATATAACCCCGCAACTGGGAGGTGATTTAGATTTAAACTCTAATGATATTAGTGGCACAGGTAATATAGATATTAACGGAGAAATTGAAGCTAACACTTTAATAGGAGATTTACGAGGAGCAACAGAGTTTCAAGCGAAGGCAGGAGAAGATATAACGAAAGGTGATCCATTATATATATCTAACTTTGATGTTTCAGGCAATAAGCCTATTGTAGGAATAGCAGATGCGGACGATTCAAATAAAATGCCATGCTTTGGATTGGCAAAAGACACAGCTTCCAATAATAGTAATGTTAGCGTGGTTACTTTTGGAACTTTATCAGGATTAAACACAAGTAGTTTTACTCTAGGTGATATTTTATATATTTCAACTTCTGGAGCTTTAACAAATATTAAACCTGCTGGCGAGTCAGCAAAAATACAGAATATTGGTAAGGTGCAGCGAGTGCATGGGTCTAATGGATCAATTAAGGTGGGTGGTGCAGGAAGAACAAACGATGTTCCAAATTTAAATCTAGGTAATGTCTTTATAGGAAATTCAAGCAATCAAGCGGTTGCTAGGGGGCTTACACTAGATGATGTATCACAAACAGCGACATATAAATTATTAACAGCTACAAACAATACAAAATTAAATAATATTACTTTAAATCAAGCAATAGATTTAGACACAGTTTTATTTAATGTAGCTATAAACAACTTAAAAATATCTAATGCAACACATACAGGCGATGTTACAGGCTCAACAGCTTTAACAATAACGGATCAGGCTGTAACTGATTCAAAATTAGCTCACACTTCAACTGGAACGGTCAAAGGTAGAACGACAGCAGGAACAGGATCTATAGAAAATATAACTATAGATACAGATTTAACAACAGTAAGCTCAAATGATGATACTTTAGCTAGTGCCAAGGCAATTAAAACTTATGTAGATAATAATTCTAGTTCATCAATAGCAGATGAGTCAGTAACTAACTCTAAACTAGCTCATATCTCAACAAGCACGGTAAAGGGCAGATTATCAGCAAATTCAGGAGATGTAGAAGATGTAACTGTCGCAGCACTAAAAACAGCGATGAATATTACGAAAGGTAATGTTGGCTTATCAGCCGTTCAAAATATTAATGTAAAAAATGACTGGACACAAAATGCTAGCAAGTATATTGCTAGCTCACAAATTAGAGCAGTAGATGGCAACGGATTAAAACTATATAATGACGCTGGTAATTCAGGATTATTGGTAACTGACAATGGTAGAGTTGAGGCAAGCAACGGTTTTAAGGTTATGGGCGATTGGTTCAGAGTCAATGGAAATAGCGGTATATATTGGGATAATCATGGGGGCGGTTGGAATATGGAAGATTCAACCTATATGAGATGTTACGGAAATAAACTTATTTATACAGCGAATGACATTAGGGGAAATAGGTTTGTAGATAACCAAAACACAAATAGATACATTGACGCATCTGGTCAATCGCAACTTGAAGGAATTACTTTTAATGGCAACTTAATTGCACGCAGAACAGGGTTTAGAGGCGGGGATTATAGTATGATACGATATTATCAATATGCTTATAACAGCAGCCCCAATTATAACACTGTGCACGGAGCTATTGATATTACCTGCGAGCAGGGTTGGAACAACGATAACTTAATGATACGGATGAACAACCAAGGCTACGGCAATAAAACTACTTACATTTATGGAAACTTGCAAGTTACTGGCTCAATATCCAAAGGTTCAGGATCGTTTGATATTGCACACCCTGATCCTAAAAAGAAAGAAACTCACCGACTAAGACATTACTTTGTAGAAACTCCAAGTGCAGGAGGAAATATATATAAATATCAAATAAAATGCAAAAAAGGTAAAAATTATATTGACTTACCAGATTATTTTAAATATTTAAATAAAGATAGTTTAGTATGGGTAAATCCTGTTAAGCATTTTGGAAGGGCTTGGGGAGAGGTTACTAAGAATGGAAAAAAAGTAAAAATAGTAACTGATAAAAAAGGAATTTATAATATTTTAATCTTTGGTGATCGTAAAGACGAAACGGCTATGAAAGATTTTAATGAGTATGGTATTGAATATAAAAATAAAAAATAAAATGACACTAAAAAATTTAACAAATAAAAACGAACTAATAAAC